ACAACGATGTTCCTATGGACGGTCGTTTCTTCGTCATCCCACCCTCAAGCCGTAACACCTTGATGGGCTTGGCTCGTTACACCGAACAGGCTTTCGTGGGTAATGGCGATGCAATCCGCAATGGCGAGATTGGTAACTTGTACGGTATCCCCGTATTTGTTTCCTCTAACGCTGATACGGGCGCAGGTAACTCTGGTGCTGACCGCATTTGCTTGATGGGTCACAAAGAGGCTATGGTCTTGGTTGAACAGCAAGCAGTTCGCTCACAGACTCAGTACAAACAAGAGTACCTCGGTACATTGTTTACATCTGACACTCTGTATGGCGTAGCCGCCTTGCGTACCTTGGCATCTACTGGTGCGGCTAAGTCCTCATCTGCATTTGCTTTGGCAGTACCAGCCTAATTGCAGTTGCTCCCCCCGTAACTGGGGGGTCTTTTTAAACTTTAATTAGGAGAAATAAATGGCAACGGCTTCTTCCGTAACGACTCGCAGAGGTAATGACTCATTCCGTGGTCTTTTCTCTGATACATGGGCTGTGACAGCAACGCTGAACGCAGGTTCATTGGCTGACGGGGCAGGTGAGACTGATGACATCACAGTACCAGGCGTAGCCTTGGGCGACATGGTGATTGGTGCATCTTTGGGCGTGGATTTGGTTGGTTTAACTGTGACAGGGTATGTCTCTGCCGCAAACACAGTCAAGTTCCGTATCCAAAACGAATCAACTGCTACTGTTGACTTAGCGTCAACCACATTGCGACTAGTTGTAGTTCGCATGGTCTAAAAGGAAGGGGGGTTTATCTCCCCTTTCTTCTATTAAGGAATACCTATGGCTTTGTTCAAATGTAAGCGTAGCGGAACTGTGATTGAATTCTCAGCGCAACACGACATTGACGAGATGAAACGTCATCCCGAATATGAGTATGTGGATAACTCTATTGTGGTGGAAGATGTCAAAGACGATGGAACAAGGCACACAATTACTCTTAAAAAACCTATTGGCAGACCCCGTAGGGAACAGGTGATGTTATGAGTGACGATATAAGTGCAAGAGAGTTTGGCAAGTTGGAAGCCCAAGTAGAGGCTCTCCAGAACGAAGTTCACCAATTATCCAAGGATGTCAAGGCTTTGCTAGAGTTGGCAAACAAGGGCAAAGGTGGCTTTTGGACGGGGATGATGATTGCCTCGACTATTGGTGGATTTATTACCTTTGTTGGTGGAAAGTTTATAAAGTAAGGGATTTATATGGCTACTCATGCTTGTGGCGAATTTGTAGGTTTACTGTTTCTTGCTAGAGAGATTACCCACAGAATCCACCTCAAAACCCTATCTTTTGCCGAACACAAGACATTAAATGAGTTTTATGAGGCGATTATTCCCTTGGCAGACGAGTTTGCCCAACAGTACATGGGGCGTTATGCAATGAGGATAGATGTCCCTTATGTCACCAACAAGTACAAAGGGACTGTTTCAGAGGTTTTGCGTCAACAGATGGATTGGATTGAGGCGAACCGCCAACAGATCGTCCCAAGGACTGAGACTGCTTTGCAAAACAAGATTGATGAAATCGTTGGTTTATACCAAAATACCCTCTATCAACTCACCCTTCAATAAGGAGTCGGCATGAAAGCAAAAGCACCAAAAATGGCGAAAATTGGTAAGGTTTTGCACGAATACAAGGCAGGGAAACTGCACTCAGGCTCTAAGAAAGGGCCTGTCGTGACCTCACGCAAGCAAGCCTTGGCTATTGCTATGAGTGAAGCCAAGATGCCTAAACCAAAGAAAAAGGGCTACTAAAGTGGCTAAACAAGGACTATATGCAAATATTTGGGCAAAACGTAAACGGATTGCTGAAGGCTCTGGTGAAAAGATGCGTAGAGTTGGTAGCAAAGGTGCGCCAACTGCCAAAGCATTTATTGAATCGGCTAAAACAGCAAAGAAACCAAAAAAGGTGAAATAGTATGAAGACTCCCGCTTGGCAACGCTCTGAAGGACAAAACAAGAAGGGCGGTTTGAACGCCAAAGGGAGAGCATCCTATAATGCGGAAACTGGTGGACACCTGAAAGCACCAGTTAAATCTGGGGACAACCCCCGAAGAGCAAGTTTCTTGGCTCGCATGGGCAACATGAGTGGCCCTGAGTACAAGAATGGTGAACCGACAAGACTGCTTCTTTCTCTAAAGGCATGGGGGGCATCCTCCAAGGCTGACGCAAAGGCAAAAGCAAAAGCGATTTCTGCGAGAAATAAAGGGAAGAAGTAATGGCTTTACCTACCTACTTAGAGTTAGTCAATGATGTCTTGATTCGGATGCGTGAACCTCAAGTCACCTCCGTATCTGAGAATACAGTCTCCTCGTTGGTTGGCAAATACATCAATGATGCCAAGCGTCAAGTCTCTGATGCCTATGATTGGGATGCCTTTAATACGGCTATAACTGTCACCACCACCGCAGGGAGTACAGGCCCTTATAGCATCACAGGGGCGGGTGTTCGTTCCAAGACCATAGATGTCATCAACACCACCAATTACTATGTCTTGTCACCTCTGTCTCACCAACAGTATGACTCCTTCTACTACACCATTCCTACCCCTACAACGGGTTTGCCTTTGTATTACACAGTCAAGGGAGTAGACACCAATGGCGATATTAAAGTCGTGTTTTGGCCTGTCCCCGATGCTGTATACAACATCCGTTTTAGTCTAGTTGTGCCTGAGAATGACTTTACTTCTGACACAGGAACTACCTTGTTGGCAAAAGAACCTATCGTTTTGGGTGCATTTGCTAGAGCATTGGTGGAGCGTGGTGAGGATGGTGGACTGAGTAGTTCTGAGGCTTATGCCTTGTATAAGTCAGCGTTGGCAGACCTGATTTCCCTAGAGTTGGCTAGATCGCCTGAGAACGACACATTTGAGGCGACATAATGGCAGAAGCAATCTCAGCCTTTGCGATAACAGCCCCAGGCTTCTTCGGATTAAACACGCAAGACTCGTCTTTGGACTTGGCACAAGGGTTCGCTTTGGTTGCCAACAATTGTGTGATTGACCAATATGGACGCATTGGGGCTAGAAAAGGTTGGACAAAGGTTAATTCCTCTGTAAATACGGACTTGTCTACCAATGACATTACCTCTATTGGTGAGGTGGTGACTGCGGATGCCACTTCCTACACAATTTTGGCAGGGAATAACTATCTATTCAAATTAAGCGGTTCTTCCTTGGTGACGCTGACTTATGGTGGTGGTGGAACTGCTCCGACTATATCTGCAAGCAATTGGCAGATGGTTTCCTTGGCTGGCGCACTTTATTTGTTCCAATCAGGGCATGATCCTTTGGTGTTTGACCCTGCCTTGTCTACCACGACTTATAGGCGGATTAGCGAGTTGTCTGGCTATGCAGGGACGGCTCAGTTAGCAAACACGGCTTTGAGTGCCTATGGAAGGCTTTGGACGGCAGATGTATCGTCAGATAAGTTGACTGTCCAATGGTGCGACACCAAGTTGGCAAACAAGTGGAATAGTGGAACTGCGGGGACGCTTGATACCACTACGGTTTGGCCTAAAGGTGGCGATGTAATTGTCGCTTTAGGCGCACATAACGGCTTTTTGTTTATCTTTGGCAAGAACAATATTCTTGTATATCAGGGAGCAACCACCCCTTCTACGATGACATTGCAAGATGTGATCACGGGAATTGGGTGTGTGGCAAGGGATTCTGTGGCTTACACGGGTTCAGACCTGATATTTCTATCTTCTACGGGTGTCAGGAGTGCTTTGCGGACGATCCAAGAGAAGTCCATGCCATTGCGTGACTTATCTAAGAATGTGCGAAATGACTTGATTTCTGCCGTTGCAAGTGAGACATTGGCAAACATTAAGTCTGTATACAACAGTAAGGAAGCGTTTTATCTGCTGACTTTGCCTGTTTTGAAGTCAGTTTATTGCTTTGACATGAAAGCCACGCTACAAGATGGTGCGGCAAGGGTAACGACTTGGGACTCTATTGAACCTAAATCCTTGTTGACAAAGCAAGATGGGACGTTATACATAGGGAAAGGGGGCTATCTTGCTACCTATTCTGGTTATAACGATGACACATCTACATATCGTTTTCAGTATTTTACGAATAATGCTGATTTGGGTAATCCATCTGTTACATCCATTCTGAAGAAGTTGAGGGCGGTTGTGATTGGGGGAAGTAACCAGTATGTGACCTTTAAGTGGGGTTACGACTTTTCGGGTAATTATTACTCTGCTTCTGCAAAAGTTCCTACTCAAGTGGTTTCATATTATGGTGTAGCGGAATACAATACCACCGCAGAATACTCTGGTGGAATTACGATGCAAACATTGAGTGTTTATCCAACAGGTTCTGGAAAGATTGTGCAAACAGGTTATGAAGCAGACATCAATGCTTTCCCTTTGAGCATCCAAAAAATTGAGATTTTTGCCAAAGAAGGCAGAGTTTATTAAGGAGAATTAGATTGTCTGATTACACCAAGGCCACGAATTTCGCTAGTAAGGATAGTCTTTCCTCTGGCAACCCATTGAAGATTGTCAAGGGAACTGAGATTGATACCGAGTTCAATAGCATTGCTACGGCTGTGGCAAGCAAAGCAGACTTGGCAAGCCCTACCTTTACGGGTTCTCCTGTCTTGCCTACGGGAACTACGGCAACTACCCAAACCTCTACGGATAGTTCTACTAAGTTAGCGACTACTGCGTTTGTACAGACTGTTTTACAAGCGTTATATCCTGTGGGAACTGTGTATACAAATGCTACATCTAGCACCAACCCTGCGACTTTGTTGGGATTTGGTACTTGGACTGCATTTGGTGCTGGTAAGGTAATGATTGGTTTGGATAGTGGCGATGCTACTTTCAGCACAGTTGGCAATACAGGTGGTTCTAAGGATGCAATTGTTGTAAGTCACACTCACACGGCAACAGTTACCGACCCTGGTCACACGCATACTGATACTGGAGTGCAACAAACAGATAGTTCTTCTGGCTCAAATAATACACAAACATTTAATGGATCACACAATACTGGTTCTGCAACGACAGGCATTAGTGTGGCAATCTCTACAACAGGTTCTAGCGCAACAAACGCTAACTTGCCACCTTATGTCGTTGTCTATTTATGGAAACGGACAGCATGATTACGCACCACTTTAGTGATGGTTTGTATGCAAAAGAGATGGTTTTTGAAGCAGGTCAAGCCATCCTTAAACATACTCACGATTACAGCCATTTGTCTATATTGGCAAAGGGGAAAGTGGCAGTTTTGAGAGGTGATGAGATTGATATTGTTGATGCGCCAGCGTGTATTGAGATTAAGTCTGGTCTGACTCATGGAGTTAAGGCTATTACAGATTGTGTTTGGTATTGTGTTCATGCCACAGACGAGAAAGACCCGTCTAAAGTGGACGAAGTTTTGATAAAAGGAAAATAGTATGCCTTATATAGCACCTGCGGCAATTATGGGTGGAGCAAGCCTTTTAGGAGGCTATATGCAAGGAAAAGCCGCACAAAATGCGGCAAATATCTCTGCTCAAGCGCAATTAGAGGCGGCACGTATTGCGGCAGATGCGGCAAAGTTTCGTCCTGTTGGCGTTACAACCCGTTATGGAACATCTCAGTTTCAATTCACTCCTGAAGGATATGTAAGTAGCGCAGGATACACAGTATCCCCAGAACTACAACAATATCAAGATCAGTTAAGAGCGTTATCGCAACAGCAAATACAACAAGGATTATTTGCACCACAACAGTATGCACCTTTGCAAACTGCGGCAGGTGGTCTGTTTAATCTTGGTCAAGGTTATTTGGCTCAGTCTCCTGAACAAGCGGCTCAGAAGTACATGGCAAGCCAACAGGCTTTACTAGCACCTGCCCGTGAGCGTGAATCTGCTTTATTGGCAAACCAATTGGCAAACACGGGTAGGACGGGCTTGGCAGTAGCGCAAGGTGGTGGTTTATTGTCTGCCAATCCTGAACAAGCGGCTTTGGCAAACGCTAGGGCTATGCAAGACTTGGCTTTGGCGGCACAGGCTACGCAAGCAGGTCAGCAACAGGCACTATTTGGAGCAGGATTATTTGGTCAAGGGGCAGGTTTGCTTGGACAGTATCAGCAAGGTCAAGTTGGTGCATTGTCTCCATTCCAGACCTCTTTGGGACTTGGTGGAACTATTGAACAAATGGGGCAAACGCCATTGCAGATAGGCGCAGAACTTGGTGGGCGATCTGCTACGGCAGGTGCTAATGTTGGTCAATCATTGTTAGCAGGTGGCATAAGTGCGGCAAGAACAGCACAAGCGGCTAATGCGTTTAGTCCAATGGCAAATGTATTACAAGGAATTGGAACAATGCCATATTTGCCACAGGCAATTAATAGTTGGATGAATCCCCAAATAAATTATGGTGGTGCTGGTGGTGGAATAACGAGTGCGGCAATGCAAGCACCTACTTATATTCCTTATGGTGGAGGTCAAGCCTTGCCATTAGGATACGCAAATCTTTAAGGAGTAACCAAATGGCAGATTCAATCGTAGGTGGTTTATTTGGTACTCCAGAGGCGTATCAAGCCCAACAAAATCAACAAGCACTTGCACAAGCGGCAGAATTGGCACAACTTGATCCTTTCTCATCTGCTAGGACAAGTCTTATCTATGGCGGTCGTCAATTGGCGGGTATTTTGGGCGCACAAGACCCACAATTGCAATTGTTAAGTAAGCGTAATGCTGTTATGCAAGGTATTGATCTAAATGATGTTAGTTCAATTATGCAAGGCGCACGAACATTAAGTCAATTTGATCCACAAGGCGCAAGTGCTTTGGCTAATTTGGCTCGTGAAGCCCAAGGGAAACAAGCAGAAGCAACACAAAAAATTGCTCAAGCAACCAAGGCTATGGCAGAAACAGGAGAAATTGCGGCTAAAAGAGAATCATTAAATTCACGAGTTCAGGCATTAGTTGATGCAGGTACACCAGAATCATTGGCTAAAGGTATTGCCTCTAACGATAAAGCATTTGCAGATTTTGTTGCCGCACGAAACATTGCAACCCCTGCCGAATATGCTGTTCAAGCAAGAGCACTTGGATTTGAGGTAAAACCATTTTTGAAGGACTATACACCAGAGCAAATTCAAGCAATGGAAAGTGGTGTTTTCAAACATAAGGCTGGTATTGCTAAGGCTGGCGCAACATCTCTTAATGTTGATGTTAGACAACCAATAGAAATATCTAAAAACAAAACTGATCTTGCCGCTCAAATAGAAAAAGACGCGTATTCTTCTTCTGATCGCATTACATTGGCTCAAAACCTGCGTAACTTATTGCCACGAGCATTTGTTGGCGTTGGCTCTGATGTTGCCTTGCAAGCGGGCAAGGTTGCGGAAGCGTTTGGAATTGATGTTAAAGGAGTTGCTCCATCGCAAATTATTGACACTATATTGAATGAAATGACTGTTGGAAAAGCAGGAGAACTAAAGGGTGCTTTGTCTGACAAAGATAGAGAATTTTTAAAAGCAACTATTGGTACTCGTGGTTTATCAATAAAAACATTGAATTATGTTGCAGATGAAATTGAACGTAGAGCAAGCATAGATAGAAGATTGAACTCTAGGGTAAATAATTATATTGCGTCAGGTAAAAACTTAAACATGATAGATTTTGCTGATGAAAGATCGCAAGCAGGAAAAGATGTTCAAAAAGACTTAGATAGATTGCGTGAATTGCGTCAAAAGGCAGGTCAACAATAACCAATATTTAGGAATAAATTATGGCACTTACAGCAGAAGAACAGGCAGAACTTGATAGGCTAGAGTCCACTTATGGCTCTACTACTTCTGTTCTAAGTCCTAAATATGAGCCAAGGACTTTTGCTCAAGAGTTTGGTACTGCTCTAAAAGAAAGTTTACCAGATATAGGTGGTTTGGTTGGAGGAATTGCTGGCGTAGCAACCACTAAAACGCCTTTAGGGGCAACTGCTGGAAGAACTACTGGAACATTGGCTATTAGAAGTATGTTGGGTAGTGGTGCTGGTGCTTTAACTGGGACTGTTGCCAAACAAAAAGTTGATGAAATTATGGGTAAGCCAATGGGTTTAGAGGCTCAGTTGGCAGAACAATTAAGCAATGTTGCTACAAACATGGCGTTTGATGCCGCAGGAAATGTAGTTTTCAATCTTGGTGGAAAAGCATTTAAGGTTGCTAAAAACATGATTCCTGACATTGGCATATTTAGTTCTACCTTGCCAAAAGATGCTCAGATGAAACTACAAATACAAAAGTTGTTAGAGCGTGAAGGCGGGTCTTTAACAAAGTATCAAGTAGAACCAACTGCAACAAGAGGTTTAACTGAATCGGTTGGTCGTGCTGGCATATCTGGTAGAGGCATATTTGACGAACTAGAGAAAGCAAATTTACAAGCCTTAACTACTAAAAGAAATGAAGTTTTAGATGACATTTCTAGTAGAACATTGACTGATCTAGAGGCTGGTGCTTTATACAAAGATGTAATTGGAAATGCCCAAGATAAGTTAAGTCTTGCCGCAAGGGAAGCATACGCACAAATAAACGAGCGTGGAAAAGATGTTTTAGTAAATTCTTCTTCTTTGGCAAATAGGGCGCAACAACAATTAGATAATGCCGCAAAAATATCTAAAACAGGCGATCCATCTACAAGTCTTGGAAATGAAGTTACATCTCAGTTAAGAGCAATTGCTGACCTTAAAGATGAAATATCTTTTGCAGATGCACATGAATTTAGATCAAACTTAAATAAACAGTTGCGAGAGGCTAAGTCTGAATTTGGAGCAAATTCTCCAAAAGTTGCCACTTTGACACAAGCAGTTAAATCTATTGAAGAAGCAATGGATACTGCCGCCACCAAATTAAGTCCTGCGCTTAAAAAAGCATACGATGAAAATTCTGCGTTTTATAGGTCTAGTATTACTGAGTTGTTCCCAACAACATTAGCAAAATTAAACAACAAAACGGCAGAAAGAGTTGGAGAAACAATATTTCAATCTGGAAATGTGTCTGAAATCAAGGACTTTTATACATCTTTGGATAGGGCAAAGAAACTTAATCCTGATTTAGATGTAAATCTTGTTAAAACAGCCGTTCAAAAGGGATATTTAAGTAGTATTCTTGGAGAAGAGGGAACAGATGTTTCTGTTACAAGTTTAATAAATTTACAGAAAAAACTCCAAACAGATAAGAAATTTAATAGAACATTCAATGAAGCAGTTTCTCCAGAGGTTAGGTCAAATGTCGAGATTCTTGCTAATGCCGCAAAACTTAGCCAGACAAAGCCACAAAACACATTTAGTTTGGCAATTAACTCTGCTCAAGCAAACCAGATTAGTGGTGCTATACAAGCAATCTTAGCCGCAGGTGGTGCAGGATATGCGTATAGCGAACTAGGTACTGTTGGCGCAGTATTGGCTGGTGGTGGTTTGCTAATGACTCCTAGAGTGTTGGCAAAAATGGCAACCAATCGCGATGCAATTAAGGACATATTGAAGGCAGAAAGTTCTTATGCCAAGATTGCTGATTTGCCTGTGCCAAGCCAAAAACCTCAATTGCTAAAAACCATTGGTTTGCTAAATCAAGCATACGATAGGGTTGGCATAACCCAAGATGACTTTATGCCACCAAAATCTGCAAATGTAGGTGTTGGACTTACGCCTGAAGAACAAAAAGAACTTTCTGAACTTGAAGCAAGATACAAATAGGAGAGTCTCATTGATCCTTTCTCCCTTCTCATGCTGGCGCAAGGTGCAGTTGGCTTTATTAAGCAGGGATGCGCCATGCTCCACGAGGGGCGAATGGAGTTGGAGGGTGCTAAGAAGACTGTTGAAGGTGTCTTGGCAGATGTCAAGGCTATCAAAGGCATATTTGAGTGGTTTCTGGGTCTTTTTAAGCCCTCTAAGCCCAAAGACAAGCCCACAGAAGCCCCCAAGCCTGTGGCGCAAAAGAAAGCCAAAACCCTTGCCAAACAGCAATCCTATGAAGAAATGGAACTCTTGCTCATCAAGGACATTGGTGAGAAGTTGGGTATCTTGTTTGACACGCAACAACAGATCACAAATCACTATCGGGCATTAGAAGAAGAATCAAAAACTGTATACGATCCTGAGCAAAACAGCAGTAAGAAGGCGATTGAGAGGGCTTTGATTGAGTTACAGATTGAGAAGTTGATGGAGCAAGTCAGGGAAGCGATGGTATATGCGCCTCCTGAGTTGAAGGACTTGTATAGTCGGTTTCTGAAGATGTATTCCAAGATCGAGCAAGAGCAAGAGTGGGCTAGGTCTGAGATGATCAGAAAGGCACGATTGGCTCGGCAAAGGAAAGAGTTGTATGAGATACGGTGCATTGAGATTACAACAGGAGTGATTGCTGTGATGTTTATATCTTTGATTTTTGGGTGGCTAATGTGGCAACTGCACGTCTTGTCTGGTGGATTCTGATGGGAGTGATGCTTTGCGTAGTTGTAGGAGCAACCTCGATGGCATACGTAGAAACACTCTACATGAAAGCCCAATTGAAGCGGGAAATGAAAGAATTGCGTAAGTTAAAAGAAGAACTGAGAGAGAAGAAATGAAATATTTATTGGTGCTTATGCTCTTAGTTGGATGCGAAGATAGGTACAGGTATTATTGCCAGAATCCCAAGAACTTTTCTGCCAAAAGATGCCAAAGACCTGATTGCCAATTCACCCAAGATTGTCCTGATTACCTTGTAGCCCCTATTCTTGAAAAACAAGTCACCCCACCAGTTCAACCTGCCTCAGATGGGAAGTAAGATGAAACTAGAGAATCACCCCGTACATGACCAAGTTTTACTCGTTGAATCCTATGTTTGGGCAGTTGTTGTCCTACTCGTAACTTGCATCTTGACGGGAATTGTCTTCTTCATGCTGTATAGCGTGACATTTGTGACACAACCCATCAAGAGCATTGCACCGATAGATCAAGGCTACCTAAAGATGTTAAACGACATTGTTTTGCTGATTGTTGGTGGCATTGGTGGCGTTATGTCTAGGAAGGGTGTCCAAGCGGTATCAGATAAGATTTCAAGCCCTCCTAGCACCCCTACAACGCCCACAACCCCTGTTTCTACGCCTACAACACCACCACCACCCAATCCTAGTGGTTTATCGACTTGGACTGCCCCTTCTGGTGCTATGCCGACATGGGTAAATCCTCCTTTGGATGAGGAATGGCGAGCACCACCACCACCTAGCACTCCACCTGACTATATTGACCCTGAGAAGGAGAAAATAGCCAATGAGAGGGCTTTAGCGAGGGCTGAACAATGATTCCAAATCCTTGGGTAATTTTGGGCGTTTTACTTGCTTTGGCTGGTTTCTATGGCTATGGACACCATAGAGGGTGGGACGATAGGGATATTGAGATGCAAGCCGAGATTGCGGTCAAGA